GGGTGGCATTAGAGTCGCCAGACTGTTGAGTTAAAGTTGACATATGTGTTAGGACTAGTCGAACCTGTTTGGGGGACACGAGACCGGCGCGCCCAAGCAACTGAACTCTCTTCCCGACTTATGAAATGCGGTAATGAGGTGGACTTTCACCAAGACAACATTCTCTACATGTGCAGTATAGGTACTACCTTCTCTACACACTAAAAATGAAATCTCGCAGTTGCCAGCAGGATTATTGTATTAACTCCACATCAAGCAGTTTGAAACTGCTCAATGAGGTACGTGCGCGATGGAAATGTGGTCGAAACCACATAATCACCGAGATCTAGAGCCTCTATAATCTCGCTTCGAATTCGACAAAACTTCTCGAATTGAGCGTGACCGTGAAAGGAATATTCTCGATGAGCTGAGGACAAAATCGCCACACACTGTTCTTCTTCAGTGATTGTGGGGGATTGTACCCATACCATCAACGACTTTTCAATCGATTTAAGATCCAATGGTGCGACCCACGCCGCATAATCATCATCCCAGACCCAGCGCCTCTTGAGGAAATCCACATCGGATATATCCACAAAAGGAATACTTTCAGAATCTTTGTCAGGCATCGTATAATCGATACCCAACTCACCCAAACTGGATGAAATACTGGTATGATGAAACCAGGAAATGGCTTTGGAAACACCCATCACATTGTCATCACCGTAAGTCATGAGGGAAACATTCTTTTTGAAAGAACGCACCTCACGCTTTGGGTTAACTGTGTAATAGGCATAACGCATGTACAAACTGTTCGCCAGACAGTTTATAATGACGGTCAAAGGGTGACCTGAGGGATTGGACCCACAGAACTCCATCAAATCGCCATTGTAATCCACAAGTGGAAATGCAGTGTCGTAAGCAATGCATTCGATCACTCGTAGATCTTCTTCGTCAAAATTACCTGATGCTCGAGCACATTCCGAAATAATCCAGAATGCAGCCCTAATCATCTCAGGTGGCATAGTTTTGTCGAAGGCTCGGTAGTCACCAGCAATCATCCTCTCTCGACCATGAAATGTGAGGTAGTCATAAAGACCACCCCATTCACGAGATTGTGCAACAGTCCCAGGAGCAGCTTCAAAAGCGAACCTGTTATTTTGCATCAGTCGAATAAAGGAGAGGGTGTATTTGCGAACAACAATGCTCCAATCAAATGGGGCACCAGTGAACACACGGGTTTTCCCGGTAATCGCTTTCTTCTTGGAAACGGCTTCGTCCTTCAAATGGGCACAAAACACCGGATGGTATCTTTCCCCGTTCTGATAGGACTGCTCAATGTGAGCAACCCGCTCCATGATTTCTTCGTCAGGCATCACAGGATCCAGCAGATCACCTCGTGCTGGCACAGCGTGAATGAAGAATTTCTTCTTCTTCTTCCACGGATTACC